TATGATAATGGTCTTCGTGAGACGGTACCAACAGCAAAAGAAATTAATGAACGTGTTATAAAGACGCTTGCATTTGAAGCGGCAACACGATTTACTCTTCCATTTGCTACCAATCTTAAGTCTCCATATCAGTTCTATATTGACCAGTTCCAACAAATGCGTCAAGAAGATCCACTCAATGCAGCCGAAAACTTCTATGAGAAGTGGGGCGAGGAGTTCTATATATTTACCACTAGCCGATCAAAGAACACTACGGGTATTGGTGCTACAATTGAGGGCGATAAGCGTGCCAACAAGCTCAAGGACCTTATTGCTCTACAGCCAGAATATGGCTGGTTCATTGTTGGAGATACAGGAGCGGCAGAGTTTTCCCCTACCGTTTATAGAAAACAACAGCAAACGCCTGTGGCTCCAGGTAGCACAACCAAGTTCCGAGAGAAGCAAGACCCATACGAAGCCATCAAGGCCACCAATGCTGAAAAGGGTTGGCTTGAATACAATAAGGGTATGGATCTAATTGAGGCACAGCGCATTAGTCGTGGCCTTAAAAGCTTGCAATCTAACGGAGCAGAAGATTTACTTGAACTTAAAAAAGAGTTTGTCGCAGACCTTGAAAACGAAAACCCAGATTGGTCTGAGGTTCGAGGAAAAATTGATACTAATAAGATTAATAATTTCCTTAAGTTTTCACAAAAGCTTGTTGCAGATCCACGCGTCTCAGACCGCGAAGATATACAGGGTATGAGCAATTACTTAGTTGTTCGTGAGGCTGTCATAAATCTTCTTGCACAACGTCCAAGTCAATCACTTGACAATGAAGTCAATGCGGATATAAAAGAAGTGTGGAATGATTTTACTGGACAACTAATCGACGAATATCCATTATTTAATAAAATTTACACACGCGTCCTTGAAAATGATGATCTCCGAAAGGGGTTGTAATGGCTGGTCCTAAACCAAGCGCACTAGAAGAAGCATTGACAAAATTGGGTCTTACTGGAACCAGCTCTTCTGGAACCAGTTCTTCTGCAGTTGGCCAGGTATATCTTGGACAAGAAACAGTTGCTGGTAACTACCAAGCAAAGCCTAGGGTAGCAGATAAGGTTGTTCCTGTTTTTGATGCACAAAAATCATTCTACTCCTGGAACGATGCAACTATGAAATCTTGGCAAAAGAGCCTAGCTGCTAATGGATTTAAAACAGACCTGATAACAGCAAAAAGCATTTGGGACCTATCGGTTCAGGGTGCCAGTGATTGGTATAGTGGATCTGGTAGAACTCAAAAGATTACCCCACAAGACTATTTAACTTTTTATTCGAAGAATCAGGCTAACGAAACTGGACCACGAACAACCAAAAACGTCTACCTGTTTGATAAAGCAGAAATTAATAAACTTATTACAAGTAAAGTATCTGAAGTGCTTGGACGCAACGCCCAGCCAGAAGAAATGAAACACTTCTACACGGTTATCAAAGATATGATTGACCAGGGTACAGTTACCACAACTAAGGTCGTTGGCGGACAGACTGTAATAACCACAAAGCCTGGATACAGCCAAGCAAAAGCTGAAGCCGCAATTGAGTCAGGATTAAAATCTGCCTCACCACAAGATTATCAAGAAAAGAAAAGTCTAGACTTTGCTGACTTTCTAGGAAGATTAGGTGGATAATGGCTCAAAACGCGTTTGGAATAACCCAAGCATTAATTAATGCATATCCAGAGTTAGCCAAGGTTTGGCAACTCTACCTTGAAGGCAATGAAACCGATTCAGAACTTGCCTACTACGCTACAGATTACTACAAGAATTTAAGCACTACATCCAAGAACAGAGCCATACTCAAAGCCTCGCAGGCTGGTGTATACGCACAGCAATTAGAAGCCTACAAGATCGAACAGCGCAAACGTCTTGTTGCTGCTGGTATATCAGATGCCTCTGATCTAATATTAGAAGATGCCTTTCTTAAAGGGTTTACGGATAGCCAACTTGACTTAGTAGCCCTAAAGGCAACAAAAGCCCCAATTGGTGGAGATGCATTAACAGATGCCAATTCTATTAAACAATACGCCAATCAGCTTGGTATGACATATAGCCCATCAGCATATAACTCTTTTTCCTCTAGTATCTTTGAAGGAACAACTACGCTAGAAGATGTTAGATTTAAAATACGTCAAGACGCAATGAGCGCTTATCCTATGTATGCAGAGCAGTTAAACAAGGGTGTAACTATGGATAGTATATCATCAGCATATAAGTCATCTATATCAAGCATTCTAGAAATGGATCCAGATTCTATAGGTTACGATAACCGATACCTACGCCAAGCCTTGCAGTTTATTGGGCCAGATGGAAAGCCAGCTATGAAGCCAATTTGGCAATTTGAAAAAGAACTTCGTTCCACACCAGAGTGGGGAACTACTAAGAATGCTCGAGATAGTCTTGATTCTCTAACTCTTAAGGTTGGAAGAGATATGGGGTTGATTTAATGGCATACACAAGAGCAGAGTGGAACAAGCGTCAAGCTAAATTTCCACCAGCAGATAGAACTTCTTATGAAGACTATCTAAAGGATTTACAACCTACCTCAGGGTCTCAAAAAACAGCTCAAGAGGAAGCAGCAGAAAAAGCTGCAGCAGATGCCAAAGCAGCAGAAGAGAAGGCTATAGCAAATGCTAAGGCCGCAGCAGATAAAGCTACAGCAGAGGCTCAAGCAGCAGTAGACAAGGCTGCAGCCGAAAAGGCTAAAGCTGATGTTCCGATGTCTAGGTTAGAGTGGAATAGGCGACAAGCGAAACTTCCAGAAGAAGACAGAACCCCTTACGAAGAATATGTAAAAGGTTTTGGCCCAAAGGGTTCTACGGGCCCTACAGGATCTACAGGATCTACGGGTCCTACGGCTTCTGCGGCTTCAACAAGCAGCACATACAACGACGCAGTTACAGCACTTCAAAATCTTACCTCAGGTCAAGGTTTAACAGACAAAGATAAACAAACGCTTAATGTTTCAGCCACCACTACTGGACCAACAGGTGCTGGATCTACGGGTTCAACAGATACTACATACAACGACGCAGTTACAGCACTTCAAAATCTTACCTCAGGTCAAGGTTTAACAGACAAAGATAAAGAAGTACTTAATGTGCCAAGCACTTATACTGGTCCAACGGGCACAGGAGTTACGGGTCCAACGGGCACAGGAGTTACAGGTCCAACGGGCACAGGAGTTACGGGTCCAACGGGCACAGGAGTTACGGGTCCAACGGGCACAGGAGTTACAGGTGCTACAGGCACAGGAGTTACAGGTGCTACAGGCGCAGGAACTTCTGGCGGAACCAATCTTCCAAACTTTGGAGATTCTCAAACAACAAATGCAGCAGCAGCCAATGCGCAAACCGCTGCTCAAATAGCTGCAGATGCAGCAGCAGCCAGTAAAGCCTTTGAATTAAATAATTCTATTGCCATACTTACTGCTAGATTTAAGCAGTTTGGTCTTGAAAGCCTTGCAACCAAAATCAGAGAACTTGCCATTGATGGTGCTACTGAAGCAACCATTACATTGCAACTTCAGGAAACCCCTGAATATAAAATGCGTTTCAAAGCAAATGACGAAAGAATTAAAAAGGGACTGTCTGTTCTTTCACCAGCAGATTATCTCAATACAGAAGATACATACCGCCAGGTGCTACGAGCATATGGACTCAAGCAGTTTGATAACGACTCATATGTAAGCCAGTTTATTGCTAACGATATGTCTCCTGCTGAGCTATCCAATCGTGTAGTTACAGCAGTACAGCGTGTCCAGAATGCAGACCCATCAGTGTCTAAGACTTTGCGCGACTACTATGGAATTGCTCAGGGAGACCTAGTAGCTTATGTGCTAGACCCAGAGCAACAGTTTACAAAGATTGAACGTCAAGTTCAGGCTTCTGAGATTGGAACAGCAGCCAGAAGGCAGGGCCTAGAAACTGGTGTTGGAGTTGCAGAACAACTCGCAGCACAGGGAGTTACTCAAGCAGAAGCACAAAAGGGTTACTCAACAATTGCTGACATTCTACCAACTTCAGAAAAACTTAGCGCGATTTATGGACCAGCAACTGGAACATACAATCAAGCAACCGCAGAGCAAGAAGTCTTTAATGGCCTAGCCTCAGCACAAAGAGCCAGAACAAAGCTAACTGCAGCCGAAATTGCAAACTTTAGCGGTTCTTCTGGAGCGGCTAGAGTAAAACAATCCACTGCTGGACAGATATAAATAGAATCCTGAACGGATCCATCGGCCCCGTCAGAGTATTAGACCGATAGCAAGAGCCAGACCAGTTCCCCGATTGGAACCTGAGGCTTGCGAACTAACTACGAATAGAAGGGTGGCGTTGCTATGAGCAACAACTACTGGGATGAAGAAGACGATGAACTAGATACAATCGATGATGCACCTATGGACGGAAGCGACTTACTTAAAAAGTTGCGCAAAGCCAAGCGTGCTGACGAGAAGCGTATCAAAGAACTCACTGAGCAACTTGAGGGATTTTCCAAGACGCAGCGTGAGGCAATCGTCAAGTCCACATTAGAAAAGAAGGGCGTCAATCCAAAGGCAGCACGTTTAGTAATGAAGGATTTGGACGACATTAACGAAGAGTCAGTTTCTAACTGGCTTAACGAGAATGCGGACTTATTCGGACTAACTGTTTCCGAGGAAAGTTCTGCAATTAGTCAATCTGACCGCGCAGCATTGCGTAATCAAGATTCACTTACACAGAACGCTATGAGCCCAGACCGAGCAAACGATGTTGAATATCGTCTTTCTCAAGCAGCATCTGAAGAAGACGTTTTAGCGATACTTCGTTCTCAACAGTAATTATTCATTCATAGTCACTTGGAGGTGACCGCATATGCCTAATGCATATACATCCACAGGTAGTACTTCCCTCGGAGGTACAGTTGGTGGTGCAGGTCTTGTACAGAAGGCTTACGACCGTCTTCTTGAGTTCGCACTCCGCGCCGAACCACTAATCCGTTCAGTCGCAGACAAGACCCCAACCAATCAAACAAACCCAGGTTCAACTGTAGTTCTACAGAAGTACGTTGACCTAACAGCAGCAACTGGTACACTGTCAGAAACAGTAGACCCAGATGCAGTAGCACTATCAACACCAGACCAGGTTACAATTACTCTTAACGAGTACGGTAACTCTGTTCTTGTAACACGTGCGTTGGAACTATTCTCTCTTGCAGATGTAGACCCAGCAATCTCAAACATTATCGCATTTAACCTTGCAGATTCAATCGACAAGGTTGCAATGGAGACACTTCGCGGTGGAACCAATGTAATCTACGGTGGTTCAGCAACATCAACAGCGACAGTAGCCGCTGCTTCAACACTCGACTCAGCAGACCTCCGCAAGGCTGTCGCTAAGTTGCGTGGAAACAAGGCTGTTCCTCGCAAGGGTTCAATGTACTGGGTTGGTATCCACCCAGAAGTTTCACACGATCTACGTGCCGAGACAGGCGCAGCAGCTTGGCGTGATCCACACAACTACCAGTCAGGTGAGCAAATCTGGGCTGGAGAAATTGGTTCATACGAAGGTGCATACTTCGTTGAGTCATCACGTATGTTCTCTGCTAAGTCAGGTGCAGACCAGACAGCACTCTCAACTTCTCCTGCAGTAAGCGGAGTTTCTGGAGAGTTCACAATCGTAGTAGCAAACGGTGCATTCGGTGGCCGCGCTGAGGTCGGAGATAAGATCTCTGGAACCAACGTAGGCTCTGCTGCTAAGATTACAGCAATCTCAGTTGGTGCAACAAACACAACACTTACAGTGTCTGTTGCTAACTCAGGAACTGTTGGAACAAACACTCTCACAGTAACACCTGTTACTCGCGTATTCTCTACAATCGTCGCTGGAAAGCAAGCAATGGCTCAGGCTGTTGCAGAAGAGCCACACGTTGTAATTGGTAACGTAACAGATAAGTTGATGCGTTTCCGCCCAATGGGTTGGTACGGCGTACTCGGCTTCTCTCGCTACCGTGAGGAAGCACTTTACCGCCTCGAAACAGGCTCATCAATCGCTGCTCTCTAGTAGTTAATTGACGCTGTGGCAGGGGGGAAACTCCCTGTCACGGAGTAAGTTCACTAAGGAGGACTAATGGCTACATATACATTCTTAACACCTACGGTGCAAGAAGGTCCATCTGGAACTGGCTCACGCCTTTTCTATTTCTATAAGTTGGATAAGGCTGTGTCTATTGTAAAACAAAATGGCGTATACAGCCAAGCAAGATATATTTTAGATTCAGACTTAGCAACATTTCAGGAAGTATATCGTGGGGGAAGAAACCACACGGTAGACGAGACAACCAAAGCAGCGCTTATCGCTGGAAATGTTGGAGTAACAGAGGCAAACTTTACAATACAGTAGGGGACAAAATGACACTACACCAAATACAAAAACATCCAGAGTATGTAGAGGGCTGTTTTGGTTGCAAGGTAGGAACCTTAGAACTCAACAGCGGTGATGCAGCCAAGCCAATATCTGAAAAGAAATGGCAGGGGGAATTGAATGCTTACAGAGATGCTAGATCTCAGGGTATTCAACCAGCAGGAACAAGTATGAAACAGATACAAGAGGCACATAAAGCAAGTGAGGTTCTTAACCAACCTTATAATGCCAATACAATGCCTAGCACAAAAGATATAAATAAGAAATCAGTTGAAGCACTCAAACACATAGGAGCGGTATAATGCCAAAAGTTGGAATGAAAGAATTTGCATACACACCTAAGGGTATGGCTATGGCCAAGATGGAAGCCAAGAAGACTGGCAAGCCAATGAAGAAGGCTGTTAAGAAGGCTGTTAAGAAGGCTGTAGCAAAGAAGAAGTAATGGCTGATCCACGACTAAAGCGAGCAGGAGTATCTGGGTTTAATAAACCGAAGCGTACACCGAGCCACCCTAAGAAGTCACACGTTGTTGTGGCTAAAGAAGGTAGCACGGTTAAGACTATTCGCTTTGGTCAGCAGGGTGTCACTGGCGATAGAAAACCTACAGCGCGTCAAGCATCCTTCAAAGCACGCCACGCAAAGAACATTGCTAAGGGCAAGATGAGCGCAGCATATTGGGCGGACAAAGTAAAATGGTAGTAAAAAACTAAATCTAAGTTGAGATAGGAAAACAATGTCAAGTGTACCAGGTTTACAAATTACTGCTGAACTTAATCGTTTAGCAAATGGTGGGGATTATCCCTCAAGGAACTTATTTCTTGCAGACCAGGGCGCAGCAAATGCCTGGGCTGAAACATCTGGCCTAGGTCTACTTGCTGCTCTTAATATCAAGGCTGATTCAGCACGTCAACCCGTAAATTACAAGGGTCTGAATGCTGTATGTAATGAACTGGCCTCTACTACTGGACTATCTGCCCTTGCAGCGTTAAGGAGTATAAACTAATGAGTGCAAAATACAATTTAGTCTGCGAACAGGCTGCTACTTTTACATTTCAATTTGTTATTAAAACTGGCGATACCCCTTGGGACTTAACAGGTTATACGGCAACAATGACGGTTAAACCGTTTATTGAATCAAATACAGCAACCATAACAGCAACTACTGCTAACTCTAAAATTGTCCTAGGTACAACTAATGGTCAGGTAACTCTCACCCTTAGCGCTACCGAAACAGGAGA